CACCCTTTTCTCTTGACATTCCCCTATAAAGGTGGTATATTTACATAATGAAGTTTTATACACACGTTGCCCAGTGGGGTAATCAATTATTAGTTCGCAGCGTAGAGAACGGTGTTCGTAGTAACCACAAGGTTAAGTATGAACCCACTCTCTATGTTCCTGTTCAAAAAGAAACTGGTTGGAAAACATTGGAAGGCAAGAATGTCAGTCCAATGAAATTCCTTACCATTAAGGAAGCGAAAGATTTCGTTGCACAATACGAAAGTCAACCTCATCTAGTTTATGGGTTGACACAATTCCCCTACACATATATCGCAGAAAAGTATTCCAAACAGATTGAATTTGATAGTTCTCTGATGAGGATTATCACGATTGATATTGAGGTGGAGTGTGAAAACGGTTTTCCAAATGCCGATCAGGCACTTGAACCGATGTTATCTATCACCATTAAAAATCACAAGACAGGCCGTATTAAGGTTTGGGGTTTACACGATTATCATAATGACAGAGAAGATGTTCAATACATCAAATGTCAGACTGAACGTGAACTCCTTGCACAGTTTGTTGCGTGGTGGGAAAGTGACCATCCAGACATTATTACTGGTTGGAACACTGAACGATTCGATATTCCCTATCTTTGCAATCGCATCAAATTTGTTATGGGTGAAGACGCAATGAAACGTCTATCGCCTTGGGGTGTTGTGAATGCAAGAACAATCACTGGAGTATATGGTAAGAAAGAACAAGTCTATGACATTCTTGGTGTTGAAGACTTGGATTATCTTCTTCTGTATCGTAAACACACATATGTGAGACAGGAATCTTATCGACTTGACCATATTGCTTTTGCAGAACTTGGTGAACGTAAAGATGAAAATCCATATGAGACGTTTCGTGAATGGTATACAAAAGACTATCAGTCTTTCCTAGACTATAACATTCAAGACGTTGAACTCGTAGACAGACTTGATGATAAGATGAAACTTATCGACTTGCACTTGACTATGGCCTATGATGCAAAGGTAAACATCACAGATGCATTTACTTCTGTTAAGTATTGGGATGTTCTTATTTACAATCATCTTCTGAAGAAAAAGATTGTTATTCCTCAAAAGACAAGAAGTCAATCTAAGAGTGAGAAATATGCTGGTGCATATGTGAAGGAGCCTCAAGTTGGACAACATAATTGGGTTTTGTCTTTTGACTTGAACTCTCTGTATCCACACTTGATTATGCAATACAACATTTCACCAGAGACTTTGTTGCCTCAATATGACCCTAACATTGATGTTGATTATATGCTTGCAACAAAGAAACTCTCTAATCCAGACAATGTAACTTGCACACCAAACGGTGCAATGTTCTCTAAGGACAAACAAGGTTTCTTGCCTGAGATGATGCAGATGATGTATGATGATAGAACCATCTACAAGAAAAAGATGTTGGATGCAAAACAAAAATATGAAGATACAAAAGATCCAAAGTATCTAAAAGATGTATCTCGTTTTCATAACATCCAGATGGCAAGAAAGATTTCATTGAACTCTGCTTATGGTGCGATTGGTAATGAGTGGTTTCGATATTATGAACTAAAAATTGCAGAGGGTATCACTACCTCTGGGCAATTGTCTATTCGTTGGATTGAGAAATCATTGAACATCTATATGAATAAACTATTGAAGACTACAGGAGAAGATTATGTCATTGCAAGTGATACGGATTCAGTATACATTACTTTTGACAAACTGGTTGATAGTGTGCTTAAAAAGAGAACAGATGAGTCGGAAGATTCATATCGTGGGCGGGCCGTTGACTTCCTTGATAGAGTTGCTCAAGAGAAGATTGAACCTTTTATTGATAAGAGTTATCAGGCTCTTGCTTCGTATGTAAACGCATACGACCAGAAGATGCAAATGAAACGTGAGGTGATTGCAGATAAAGGTATTTGGACTGCAAAGAAAAGATATATTCTTAATGCATGGGATGTGGAAGGTGTTCGTTATCAAACTCCACAACTCAAGATTATGGGTATCGAGGCAGTTAAGTCATCTACGCCTGCACCTTGTCGTGAGAAGATTAAAGAAGCATTGAAGATTATTATGCAAGGAACTGAAAAGGATGTGAACAACTTTATTCAAGAGTTTCGTGAAGAGTTCATGGAACTATCTCCAGAAGAGATTGCGTTTCCTCGTTCTGTAAACGGTATCGGCAACTGGGCCGACAGTTCAAACATATTTAAGAAGGGAACACCAATGCATATCAAAGGTGTTATCCTCTACAATCACTTTGTTAGACAACAAAAACTAACAAACAAATATCCTCTGATACAGGAAGGTGAGAAGATTAAGTTTCTAAACATGAGAACACCTAATCGTATGCAGTCTAATGTGATTTCTTTTATGACAAAATTACCAAAAGAACTTGACATTCACTCACAATTAGACTATGATAAACAATTCGACAAGGCGTTTGTCGAACCTCTGACTTTTATTATGGATCAGATTGGATGGAAAATTGATCGTTCTTATGGAACACAAACTACACTAGAGGACTTTTTTGGATGAGTGATAAGACAGAAATAAACCCAGAACTATATGAACTGTTAAAAGAGTGTGCAGATAATACTGGACTTCCAGTAATGAACAAGTCTCTGTTCATCTCTACAACAGAAAAGTATGGTAAGGAATTGTTTCGTTCTACTCTTGCAGAATATATCACAAGAGAGAAACCGCCTTATCCACTAAAGAAGTTCTCTGAACAAAAGGTTATTGAAAACTTTCGTAAGTTAGAGAAAGCACCATTTACAGATTACATCAACATTCCTACAAAAGAGGTTGTTGAAAAATACGATGACTACAAATACGCATACAAGGATTTTGGACTAGGGTTTATTGAAGGCCCATCTAACTTCAACTATTGTGCAGATTCATTTATGAATGATTTGCGTATGCGTTGTGGTTCTTATGGTTTCAAAGCACCAGTTACTCGTTGGGAAGATGGTGATAATATTTGGGGTGCGTTCGGCCCTATTTGGAGAGGGGTGAATGATGCAAAAGAACTTACACCTCAAACCTACACAATGGCGTTTCGTCTTGGAACTTATATTGCAACACAGTTCAAACCTATTGTTGCGAAAACAATTTATGATATGACTAGAGCAAAAACCGTATTGGACACTTCTATGGGTTGGGGTGATAGACTTACTGGTTTTTATGCCTCTAATGCAACACATTATATTGGTTGCGACCCTAACCCAAATACATTTGAGCGTTATCATAAAATGATTGCGTTTTATGACCAGATTTATGACAAATCAAAAGGTAAGAAAACTGTGCAGATTTATAACTGTGGTGCAGAAGACTTGCCTTGGGACAGAATCAAGGATGTTGACTGTGCATTCACATCTCCCCCATATTTTTCGACTGAAAGATATAATGAAGGTGGTGAAAAAGAAGAACTACAGTCTTGGGCAAAGTTTAATGAGTATGATAAGTGGAGAGATGATTTCTACTTGCCTGTTGCACAAAACAGTTTCAATTCATTAAGTGCAAGGGGTGTGTTGCTTGTCAACATTCTTGATCCTAAAGTTCATGGAAAAAGATACCGTTCTGGTGATGAGTTGGTAGATATGCTTCGTCCTCATTTCTTAGGACAGATTGGTATGAGAATTATGCAGAGACCACAAGGTGCATCTGTATTTAAAGACGAAGACGGAAAATTCGATAAGAATAAAATGGATGAGTTTATGAATAAACTCTACATGGAAAATGTTTGGTGTTTTGGTAGGGATACTTCAGTTGACTTATTTAAGGATATCAAAGTAAATACACTAGAGGAGTTCTTTGCATGAGACTATTTGAAGACATAAAAATAACAGACGAACAACTTCAACCGATTGTGGATTGGTGTGAGAACAACAAAGACTTTGCACCAGTGGTTACAAAATATAATAAGAAAGGTAATTGGACTGCAATCTCTCTAAAGGGATACGGTTCAGACCCAAAAGAAATTGGCAAAGGTGGTGTTCTTGGAACAGAGAACAGTAACGAATTGCAAGAAACGGCACTCTATAGTGAACTGAATATTGGTGCAATCTTAGAAAACATTCCAGCAGAAACAGATAGAGTTCGTTTGATGCGACTTGAAGCAGGAACAAAGATTGCAAAACATACAGACAAAGTAGACAAAGATATTAAGAGTGGAAAAATTAGACGCCTACATATTCCTGTAATTACTGACAAGAATATTATCTTTCGTTCATGGTTGAAGGGTGGTATTGCAGAGTTCAGTATGGCAAAAGGTGAATGTTGGTGGTTGGATGTTGCACAGGCTCATGCAGTGGAAAACAATTCAGACATTGACAGAGTTCATTTGGTGGTTGATATATTCACCAATGACAAAATAGAAGAGAAATATTTTGCGACATTTGACTCTTAATGAATTTGATGAAGCGTGGAAAGTATTCCATGACAATAAAGATTGGTTTCCTCATGTAAGGAAATCTCATGTGAGAGTTCGATTAGAAAGACAACAACTTATTCTACAGGATGATGTTCTGATAACATATCATGTGAATAAAAATAATCGAAAGATTGGACAGGACACCGATGTTTCTGTGACTGCCGGTTCTCATATGATTCACCAGATTATCAATGCCACACCAGGCAAAGGTAATGCAAAGAAAGTCATTAACGACTTCTTTGATTTTGTGGGAACAGATGTGTATCTCACAGTAAGGGCAGAGAACACTGCCGCAAACAGGTTTTACGAAAAGGTTGGTATGGAACAAGTGGGATATATCAACTGGTCAAAAGGCAAAATGCCTGGGCTTGTTTGGAAAAAACTGTTGACAAATCTTAATTGATTTGTTATTATATAAAAACTGATTAACAGGAGTTATCAGTTCAACCCAAGCTATACGAGGAGATAAAACTATGGCTTTTAATATTGACTTTGATATTGAGCGTTCGCTCAAAGAATCCCCACCAGAATACCCAAAGGGTGTAAACTTTAAGAAACGAATTATTGCTAATCGTAATATTCTTATTCGTAACTACCAACCCCGAAATTTAGAACTACAAATTTCAAATATTGCGCCAATTCGCAATTCATATGAAATCAATGGCGTCTTGTATAACCAGCCTGTAAAGGCAGGAGAAGCAAACGATAAAGATAAACGTAAGATAAATCTTCTTTCTGGTTATACTCGTGATGCAGCAGAAGAAGAACTTGGGTGGGGTGCTACGATGATAGATATCCTAGAATTTGATACCCCTCGCATTCGCCGTGAGTTTATGTATACGGCAAATATTGTTCAGAACCCTCGCACTGGTAATACTAATGCTGATATTGCAAAGGGTGTTGCAGATGGTATTGAGGCAGGAGAGATTAAGAATGATGATGTAGATATTCTTGCATTTCTTGATGTTGTTGCTGCAGACAAAACAGAAAAACAGAAAGAATCAATCATCAAACTTGCTCGTAAATTGAAATCACCATATGCAAACATGAAACCCTATGATGGGCCTCGTGCAAATGCTAAGTTAAAAGAACTTGGTTTACAATATGCTGGTATGTCAAGTAAAGAAGCAGAAGGTATTGCATATGCTCGTCCTACTGGTTATTCTAAGGGTGTATTTTGGGATTCACTAGAACTTGCAAAGAAGTATGGTGGAACTACTTTTGCTTCAGTAGTAATTTACGGTTATATTGAAAACCCAAAACCATCACAACTTGAAGCAGACCGTAAGGCATGGTTGAAAGACTTCAAACGGATGGAAGAGAAAATGGTTGATGTCATTTCCTTTGGTATGGATATGTCCATTGGTGATGTTAGAAAAGACTTAAACTGTCCTTTTGTTTTTGGTGGTTTTCTTCCACAAGACACAACACCAAACTCATCTGGTAAAATTAAAGAAACAGGTATTGTCGATGAATATGGCAATCCCTTTATAGGAAACTAAAATGAAAAAAGACACGATTATTACAGTTGTTCTATTGAATGGGGCAGAATTGATTGCAAAATATGTTGAAGAAGACTTCAACACTATAACCGTTTATAAACCAAGAATGGTGCAAGCGGGCCCGCAAGGGATCGGTTTGCTAAAC